TAACACCAACGAGTCGTCACGAGTCCATACAAACTTTCGATGAAGTTCCCAGAAGTCGATGATGTCTCCGACAAGGTAAAGGTTGTCGCATGTGTGGTTCTCTAGAAAATCATTCACCAAGTCTGATCGGCTCACTTTGTATCCTAAATGTAAGTCGCTGATGAAGATCGACTTGTAGTGCTTCATCGATAATCCTTGTATTCCGTAAAGACCTTCTTGTTGAACAGAGCAACCGCAAAGTAGCTGGTGATGTACAGATACATGGTTTTGAAAAGACCTTGCTCGCGAATCCTACGTGGCGATGAGTAAATCCATAGTTGCGGAACCAGCTTCACCTTACCATGCTTACTCATCATGGCTGCTGTGTTTGTGTCTTCACCATAGAACTCATAGTTCACATCATATCCACCCATTTTTTCCCAAACCGATCTACGAATGATGTAGTTGCCGCCTTGAAGTGTTGGACCAGCGATTCTGTGAAACAGTCGTGCGAACAGATAGAAAACATCCGAGCCAAACTGAAACGTCTTTGAGACACCTTCATACATGAGTGGTCCCGAACATGCCACAACACCCGGCTTTTGAATGTTGTAGACTGCGACAGGAAGCCACCCCTTGCGCATTGTGTTGTCCGCATCAATATTTGCGACGAACTCATACTTGGCATGTTCCGTGCCCTTTTGTCGCGCATGAACAATACCCTTGATCGGCTGCTCAACAACCTTCACACCTTTGGCACGCGCAATCTCGGCAGTTTTATCAGTACAGTTGTTATCTACAACTATGATCTCCCATGGAATACCGAAGCATCGGCTTGCCTCCTTTTGAATGGATGTGATACAACGCTCGATGTTCTTTTCTTCATTATAACAGGGCACTACAAACGAAACCCCATACGTGTCTTCCATGTCTGCCTCCTTTGATGCGACCTATTTATGAAAACATGCTCATAAGCGAGCCTGTCTTTTCTGCTTTCCAACCGATCACATCTAGGAGAACTTTCAACGGTTCTAGAAAACTCTTCTCGAACTGTAGATCATAGTCGATAGCATCATCAAGCCCAAACTCCTTTGGTAAAATGAGGGGAAAGGAAATGATGTTGCTGCGTGCTCTGTTGGGCTCTTTCAGATAGATAAATTTGATCTTCTCACCTTCATGAATGATCGGATAGTCTTTGGTGATGCCGTGAACATGTAACAACGAGTTGTAGAGAATACTACCACGAACATGAATGGGCGTGCCTGCTGTAAACAGCGTCTTTCGATGACTGTACTTCTCAATGCCATTCACACCACGAGGAAACGCGATCTCTGGTGTGGGCAGTGTTTTGAACTCATCACGAAAGTCGGCAATGAACTCGATCATGTCGTCTTCTGTTCCATTCATGATCACATCCAAGGCATCGGTAAGTTTTCTTCGACATGCTGATGGTGTCGAACTCTTGATCATTTCAAGACCGGTTACCTTGATCACGGGTTTGGCATATTCGATACCCTCACTGTTATACACATTCAACACGTAACGCTTCTTGGCAGTCCATAACCCACGGTCTGCCAGTGCTTCACGCTTCATGATCATTTTTTGTTGTCGGGCATTAGTATATTCAGCCAACTCTTGATAAGACTGATCAATAACAGGTTGTAGCTTATTCTCACAGACAGCATCCAAGAAGGCAATGACTTTTCTAGGGTCTGTAACTGAATCGTTTCCGCTAAAAGACTTGTGTACAAGCCCATCAAGGTTAAGATAAACTGAATCCGTATCTGCTGCGATGACATAATCCTCGTTCTCCGTTTTCAGGATTTTGTTGAGGTACTCATTCAACCTCTTCTCAATCCACTGTATTGCCAACTGCCCCGCTGTAGTGATTGCCGAAGCCTGACGCACATCGAAGAACCGAAAATACTCTGAGCCCAAGGCTCCATATGCTGAGTTCAAACAAACCTTCTTAGCAAGTTGAAGGTTGTTGTAACGCGCAATCCTGTTGTCTAGTTCTCGTATTTTTTCCGGATCGGTCTCTTGCTCGCGCTCCCTCTTCGCGTCAAGTGCCTTCTGCTTGTAGACCTTTCGGTCGTTGTACATCTTCTCCATCAAGCCCGCAAGAAACCCTTGCTTTTCAATCGAGAAGAGTTGCCCGTTTGGAGTCACAGTTACACCCATGCCCTTCAAAGGCTTCGTATCCAACCACTTTCTGAGCATACGTGAAACAGTGATGTCTGTCTTGCTCACGAATGTTGTCATTTCGGCAGAGTAGTCTTCTGGATCGATGAAGGTATCCGGGCTGATGTTATACTGCATGATCAAGTGAGGATACAGTGAGTTGAGGTCAAACGACACAACCCACCGATACATACCCGGCACAACTTCTTTTACAAAGGCACCGATATAGGCATTCTTCTTACTCTTCTTCTCGATTGGTGGTAGCACCATGTTGCGTTCGTTCAACTCGTTGAAGATGATGTTATCCCACATACGAACTTGTTTGAACACATCATCGTAGTTGGAATGGCTATCGTATGCCAGAGTCAAACCCAGATTGATCAGGTTCAACTTGCCATCCAACTTCTCTACCAGTTCAACGTCTCGAATGTTATACTCGATGAACTTTTGGTAGTCCAGTTTGTAAAGACGATGAAGGGTGCCGTATTCCTCATACGAGGTTTTCTTCTCACCAATCTCTTCCGAGCAAATGTGGTCGAGTTTATAACTCTCTTGCGACATGCCACTAGGAGCGAACTTGCGATACATCTCCATATAATCGAACATGGCAATGCCCAGCAATGTGTAGGTTTGCTGTTCTCTACCCATAAGCAGAACACCGCGCTCGTTGAGAACGTTCCAAGGCGACAACCTCTTGACAAAGGAATCGCCTAACAGCTTTCGAATGCGATTGACCAAGTAAGGAATATCAAAGAACTTGATGTTCCAACCAGTGATGATGTCTGGATAGTTGCCGCTCCACTCATCGAGAAATCGCTTGATCAAATCAATCTCATCTCGACACATCACATACCTAACGTCATTGCGCCAATTATCAAACTTACCGCAACCAAACACAAGGTATTCGCCATTCATATGAACAGTGATTGATGTAATGGGTTCAGTAGCAGTATCGGGCTCAGGAAAACCAGTTTCCGAGCCGACCTCGATGTCGATGTTAGCAATGTTTATAAGCGAGCGATCCCACTGAACCTCACCGGGAAAGTTCTGTGCGATGTAGGCATACTCATACTTCTGGTTTCCGTAAACAGTGAAGTTGGAAACACCACTATACTTCTTACAAAAGTCACGACAGTCACGAATGTCGCCGGGCATGATTTCCTTGACCGGCTCGCCGTGAACAGTCGTGTGTGTTGACTTCTCATTCGATTTTAGATATAATACGGGATTGAATGGCAGCTTTTGACGCACGCGCCTGCCGTTCTCGATGCCCCGGTATAGAATCTTTCCACCCCACACCGCGACATTCGTATAGAATGATTTGCTCATTCGTTTTCCTTAGAATCTATCAGGCAATACCAAGTTGGAAGGTGGCAAAACCAATCCACCAAACATTCGATTATACTCGTTGAGAAAATCCTTGATGGGATTCATAACAGCAATGACTGTTGCCTTGTTCAAAACGAACTCTTTATCGTCAGAGAAGTTTGCCCATGGCGCGAAACCTATGTTTGGATTGCTTGGGTCTGCTTTGTTAGGAACAACCATGACCATGACAGGATTCTTGATCTCGATTCCTGTCTCATCTTCGTTGACCAACTCTGCTACGACCTCCTGACCATTCACGAGTCGTAGTATCTTTACATTTGCTGCCATCAAATCTCCTCCATGATGAACGGATAAACTGCCACGGTCAACCATTTGGTCGGCGTGAGTGTAACTCTTTGACCAGTCTCGTTCTGGTACGTGTATGCGTTTTCGTGATCGATAACTTTCACGATTCTTTCCCAGCAGCCATCAAAATCGCGCTGAACGAACTGTGTTTCGAGAACGTCACTTGGATTCATCTGTCTCTCCATTGATTTTTCTTATAACTTCGACGGTCGATTCTTTGACTGCGATGTTGCCACCACTCATTAGAGCAATGGTCAATCCCGGAAACTCCTGCTCATAAAACATGGCAACAATATATTCCGGATTGATGTGTATCTTATCACCTGTATCTTCATTTGTCAACTCAATTAGTCTCATCATTATTTTCCTTTTCGACCTTTGGATAGTAGGAAACTATTCCTGTTTCAGGGTGGTACTTTGCGCCTCGCTTTTCCCAATAGGCAACAGGATCAGTGTACTGTTCAAACGCATTCGTTGGATCACCCAATAAGTCGTAAATGTTTTTGGCAATCTCTTCTGTAGGCATTAGATAACC